CCCTCACCGGAGGAGCCGGGGCTGGAGCCGTCCAGGACGCCTTCCGGGCGGCACTGGCGGGCTATCTGCACACCCTCATTGAGGGCAAGTACGGCACGGTGTACTACAAGCCCGCCGACGACCAGCCCTACACGCTGCTCTATAACCGGGTGCTGGCCCTGCTGCTCAATGTGGAGGGGGTGGAGAACTTCGCCTCCCTCACCGTCAACGGCGGCACCGCCGGCGTGACCATCCAGGCCGGGGAGATCCCTGTACTGGGGGAGGTGAGCGTGACATGAGCAATCTGGTGTTCCGCCTGCCGCGCTACTACCAGGACAGCCCGCAGGTGTCCGAGCTGGAGCGGGTGCTGGGGGAGCAGGCCGGGGCCCTGTGCGTGTCCGAGTCGGACACATTGGCCCAGCTCTGGGTGGACACCGCCACCTGGGGGCTGGACCTGTGGGAGCAGTGGGTGGGGCTGCCCGCCGACCGCACCCGGCCCTACAGCTACCGGAGGAGCCGCATCAAGGCCAAGCTCCGGGGCCAGGGCGCCACTACAGCGGAGATGCTGCGCAGCGTGGTGGCCTCCTTTGGCTTCGAGCCGTCCCAGATTTCGGTCATCGAGCACCCGGCGGAGTATCAATTTGAAATTGTTTTGTCCGAGCTGGCCGGCGTCCCGGCGGATGTGGGCGGGATTGAGGCCGCTGTCAACGAGATTAAGCCGGCGCACCTGGATTACTGGTTCACCTATCAGCTGGCGCAGCTGCTGGCCACCCTGCGGGTGGGCGGCGGGCTCTGGGGCATTCGGGCGGTCACGCTTCCGCCCATGGAGGAGGAGTAGCATGTACGGATTTATCATTACTACCGCCGGCGAGGGCCTGCTGGCCCGGGCGGCGGCGGGTGAGACGCTGGCCCTCACCGAGGTGTGGGTGGGAAGGGGCGTTGTGGAGGGCGTCGAGGCTGCCAAGGCCCTCACCGCCCTGCTTGACCCCGTGGCCCAGGCCACCAGCACCCAGCCCGAGGTGGCCGGCGGGCAGCTCTCCATGCTGGTGGAGTACCGCAACGACATGGGCGGCGGGCTGGAGGAGGGCTTCACACTCTCCGAGTTCGGCATCATGGCCAAGGTGGGCGACGACGCGCCCACCCTGCTCTACTACGCCGCCCTGGGGGACCGGGCCCAGCCGGTGCCGCCCATCGCCGAGGGCCTGGACGTACACCGCTTCCCCGTGGCCGTCGGCGTCACCGGAGAGGTGGCGGTCTCGCTGGAGTATCCGGCGGGCGTCTGGGTAACCCACGAGGAGCTGGAGGAGGCGATGGCGGGCATCGACCTGTCCGGGTACGTCAAGTCCTCCGAGAAGGGCGCGCCCAATGGGGTGGCGACGCTGGGGCCCGATGGCAAGGTGCCAGGTGAGCAGCTCCCTGATATCGGCGGAGTCTATGAGGTGGAGGAGGCGGTGCCTCCGGCCTCCCGGAAGGCAAATACGCTCTATGGCCTGATTCTGGCGGATTATACAGGAACAGGAGGTGAGGGGTAATGGCACAGGTCTATGTCTGGGGAAAATACAACTTGAATGTCAAATATGAGGAAGATCACTCTGCGCATGCCCCTAAACAAGGGGATATCAATAATTTTTGGGGTGGTAAGAGCTATTCCTTTAGCGCTGTGAGTGGGAAATATACCCTCAATAACGCACTTGAAATGAGTAGGGAGAATGACGCAGCTCAATACCCATATGCCATTGATGGAGCCATGGCCGGAGACGGTGTGTATTACGCGGAAGAAGCGTACGGAATTAACAAAACAGCAGGCTGGATTTCGAGCTCTGGTAAGTTGGCGTATAGAATACCTGATACACTCTCTGGGAAAATCTTCTATCCAGTCTATTATGGTGTCAAGACCATAAAAGAGAAGGGCGTGTACATTGAAGATGTGACCAGTGAATCCGAAAATACCTATCCAAAAGACGGAATTAGTGGAAACTACTATTATGTATTTAAGTATGCAGTTCCCGGTGTGCCGTCCATCACAGTTCCAGGTGCCGCCATGATTGGCCATGCGGTCGATATTTCCTGGGAGGCCGCAGACAGCGCGGAAAGCTACAAACTGGAGCGCAGGGTGGATTCCGGAGGCTGGACGCAGGTTTACGCAGGAGACGACCTGACCTATACCGACACGGTGCAATCCGGTTGGACAAGCGTGCAATATCGTATCTCCGCCGGTATCTCCGGTGTATACGGCGGCCTCACTGTGTCCAATGTGGTGAGTATTATCCCTGTATCCTCCCTCGTTATCTCCGGCACTGACGGTAATCTTGGCACCGCCAAGGCACCAGTGACGTATTCTGTAACCAGCGATACGGACAGCCCCATCACAGTGACAGAGATAATCAACGGCCATGAGCGCACGCTAACACCTACCAGCGGCCAACTGATCACCATACCCGTGTCCATGCTCGACCCCGGTGCAGGGGCGATCACCATCAAGGCCAGCGTGCAGGCGGCCAGCGGCGCGGTGAATCAGACCCGGAACTGGACATACACCAAGACGCCCCTGGCGCTGCCTGTTGACCCGTACCGGGTGGAGCGGATGCAGGGGCAGGACTGTGATATTTTCCCGCAGACCTTGGCCGAAGCGGTATTTATGCCGGATGGGAAAAGCGTGGCGGCATATATGGATTTCATCAAAACGAGAGCGACAGTGGTCGCCGGAAGCTATGTGGGGACGGGAGATTATAACAGTGGAACCGGATGGGGGAGCAGTAACCCGACATCACTGACGTTTGACTTTGCCCCCAAGTTGCTTATTATTGGTTGGCAAGAAACGCTCGATAATGGTTTTTTCTCCAGTAATTTAGGGGAGCGGGTCACCTCTGATAATTACTATTCTATATACACAGGAGCTTTAACGACACAGTTTAAGCAGTATAGAGGCTTTGGTGACCCTTCCGGCAGTTATGCAAAGAAGTCATCAGATGGTAAGACTATAACGTGGTATGCTACTGGTCATGCAAACGCTCAGAGAAACGACAGAAGATACAAATATTATTACCTTGCCATCGGCTGAAAGGGGGGGCCACCTATGACCATTATCCAAATTGACCCGCTGGAAACCTGCCAGCATCCGATCCAGAGCCAGAGCGGGCGG